GTCAATCCATTTATCATTCGCGATGATGATAAAAAGTAAAAAACTCGTGTGCGATATAACACCTCAACTTGCCGAATTCCTAGGCGAACCGGGTCGGAAAAAAATGTCGCGCACGGAAGTCACGCGCAGAATCGATGCATATATTCAAAATAATCATCTCCAAGATATAATGAATCCCACCAACATTTATCCAGACGTCAAACTCATGACGCTGCTTTTATCCGCGTTTACCCTCAATCCAAGACCGTATCCCAAAATGATTACGTTTGAAATGCTGCGCGACATTATTTCAAATCATTGTCTCAACTGTCGATATGAAGAATATTATTATCGCATTCCTCTTGTTCCTTTATAAAATCTTCTAATAGTTCCGCCGCCCCGTTCCTCTGGTGAATAAAATGCATTTTATGAACACACGTCAAATAGTAACAATTTTCAGTCGGATTGTATATTTTTTCTTCAATAAAGTAGCTTTTGGGTGGAATGTTTATAAACGTGTCGCATTCATAACTATCACTATCTTTGTCTTTGTCGCCGTTATTGTCACCGTCATTATCACCGTTTTTACAAACATATGTAATGTATACGCGATGCACTTTATCATGGTGCGCATGTAAAAACTCATTGTATATTCGGCTTCCACCAATGATCCACAATTCGTCATACGTTGCAGATTCGCAATGCGCGAGAGCATCGTATATCGAAGAAAATATGTGACAACAACATGAAGCTGGCAAAGAAGTAGAAATAATAATATTTGTTCTATTTTTCAACGGTCTTCTTCTCTCTGGAATACTTAGCCATGTATTTTTACCCATCAACACTGCATTCTTTCCTGCACCCGTCGTTCGTTTTGAAAATAATGCCATATCGGTATTTAAATGTGGCCACGGTAGCCCGCCTTTTAGACCTATTCCTCCATTTCCACTAATTGCAACAGCAACATTTATCATCATTTTTCTGTAAATCTTAAATCTTATTATAAAACTTTATTATAATAAATATAATTTTAGTTTTATTTTTATATTTATTTATATATTTATTTGCAATTCCAGAATGCTGTTATTCTTAATGTTGTAGGACGCAAGGTCGCGTCCACCCTCATCAAGCTCATTGTCCTCGAAAAACAGCTGCTGGTTATTGGGCGAGATGCTCCACTTGTCTTTGATCTTGTCCTTCACGGCATCAATTGTGTCCGAGGACTCCACCTCCAGAACGATGATAGCGCCGGTAGTCATATTTTTGACCCACACCAACGTGACCGAACCCGAATCGATATCGAACCTAACATTGTTACATTTTCCGATTGGGAGTTGAGTTAATTTTTTTGAAGAATTATTTTGGAGTTGAATTTCTCTAGTTGATACGATAAATATTACATAACCACGAGAATTAAAATAAGCTTTTTGGATCACGAAGATAAATTTCTTATCATTATCGATTTCCATGATAGTGGTTGGTGTGAAGAGAGGTTTCAAAATTTTATTTTGTTCAATGAATGAATAAATCCATTGTGTTGCGGAGTTATAACGAACGATGCGTTTATCATTTCGACTATTAGTATTATTTTTATCCCACACTTGATATTGGAGAAATTTGCCGATTTTTCTAAAAGTAATTTTGTATTTATAATTTCTTGATATTTTTTTAATAGTCACATTCCCTTTAACTATTTGGTCAAATGAGGATAACGAAATTGGAAGAGGAAGTGGGGATGTCATTAATGTTCTCTTTATTGCTTAAAAGTAATAATAAAAGTAATAATATTATAAAATATATAAATAAAATAAAAAAAGAGAAAAATTGTTAAAATATTGAAAACACAATATTTAATTAAGTAACTATTTAGTAAAAATATTTATTATTATTTTATAGTTAATTTATAGTGTAGTGTGTATAAAATAACTATAAATTATAAAATAAAATAAAAATAAATAAAATTAAAAATAATTATGAAATTTAAGTTTGAGTTTATTATTTTTATCATTACCGCCGGTCTCATTTTAAATACGTATTATGACGGTAAATATTTTAAACTGGTGGAATCCGTGAATGCGAGAAAATATATAAAAATGGCAACCATTGGATTCTTCGGACTGTCCATGTACTTGTTCATGAAGAAAAATCCGGAAAATTCGCACAACATTATGCAACACGCCAACGAGTTTATTAAATACATGCCCATTAGCCGCGAATCTGCAGACATGTTGACCCCATTTTTCGACATGACAAACAAGCGCGCATTCTTTGGACAAGGAGGTAGTAACTCTACCAGTGCCGACGATGATGGCGACGGCGGCTGGACAACTCGACGACAACAAAACAGCATAAACAAGATCATGACATCCGGTAAAACGACGGGCGGCGGCTCCGGACCAACAAAACGCAGCGTCAGCGAATCCAAAAAGAAATTTGTCGCATCGCAACAGGGGTGGAAATGCGGCGACTGTCAACGCCAACTTCCAGGATGGTTTGAAGTCGATCATAAAATCCGCCTTGAACATGGCGGTTCCAACGCCGTCGATAATTTGGTGGCATTGTGCAGAGATTGTCACGGTAAAAAGACAGCATTCGAGAATTTTTAAACGAAATATTTATTACGTTTTATTTTATGCAGCTTTCATATCTATTTTTATGTTTCACCACTTGTTAGTCGTGTTATTTGTTCTCTAAGTGTTTGATTCTCCTCTTTTAACGCGATAACCTCCTTGTTTAACCCAATAATCTGTATCTCTAAAACTCTTATAGTTGCGTCTTTATCATGTATTGGCTGTGGTTCTTGAATCGGGGTGAAAGCGCGCGAGTGTGGTTGTGTTGCGGGAAGGATACTCGCCCGAATGGGAAGCGTTCTTTTATACTCATTCCACCATTCTTGTGAATTCCACCAAGATTCTTGAGTAAACATGTATGAAAAATTTTCACTATTATACTTATGACGACTACCATATATTTGATGCACTTCTTCTTCCTTTTCATAGCCGTTTGGTGATAAAAATGGATTCCATTTTAATATATCTTTGATAAATATTTGAAAATTATGGGATGCCAACGTTAAATATGTCTTGTCATCGCAATCTATGCTATTATTAAAGAAAAAATCATCTTTTCTCATTAAAATAATAGTGGCTGGAGGTGTATCTGCATTAGGTGTGTTGCATGATGCATACAAAACAACATCCTTAGTTTTTATAGCGGCATCCAGTTGTCGTTGTATATTCTCATAATCTTTATATTCTTTCATCATATCACAAATCTCAGGATAACCAGGCATAACGACGTTTTTCTTTGGTGTTTTTTCTGTAAGTATCCTTGAATAATCAACATACTCATATTTTTTGCCACCATATTGCATTCGTCTTTTATGTTTTGTTTGTTTTCTTTGTTTTGTTTGTTTTGTTTGTTTTCTTTGTTTTGTTTGTTTTGTTTGTTTTGTTTGTTTTCTTTGTTTTCTTTGTTTTGTTTGTTTACACCCTTCAAGATTTAAAATGGGACAATTTTTAAATAAGGGTCTATTATTTTTCATCGTTTTAGATAATGTATATTATATATATATATATTAGATAAAAAATATAAATATATAATATAATATAATTTTGCATTATAATTTTGCATTGTATATAAGTTTATAGTTTCAAATTAAATGATGAAAAATCTGTAAATAATTTTATATTTATAAATATATCTACCAATATTCATAAATATAAAAATTAAAGTATTAACTATTAGTAATATTATTCATTAAAATATTCATTATTAAATAGTAGTTGAATAAAAATGCAGTCACTAAATAATAATTCAGTTGAAATAACTGGAACCGTGACAACCTTGACCAAATTCATTTTCATCGCGCTCATATGCATCCTCGTCAACATTCCGCTCTACTTTATGGACGAAAAATGGGTCGCCGGACTGTTCACGGGCGCATGGGCCGGCGCAGCAGTTTTACTGTTTCTTTATAACCACTTTTTCAATCTCAATGTCACTTCATACAGCTTGTCCAACTTTTTCAACAGTTATCTTGCCCCAATTCTAATCTATGTGTTTTGGATTATATCAATTTACTGGTTGGTCACTGGAAATTCCGACTTGGCCGAAAACCCGAACGATAGCCCCGTTTCCAGAAATATTGCAGCCGTTTTTACAGGGGCGATCCCCTTTTTAGCAATTGTTGTAACTACGCTGTATAAGACAAATGCAACACACCTCGTTCCTTGGGGCATTGGCGGCAGCATAACTGCATTCATTTTCGCACTGTTCTTTTATTATTTAAACGTTTTGCGAGAGAGGTGTGATAGAGGTTCAAATTGTTGGGCCTACGCCGGATGGTCGACGCTTTTAGCTTTTATTTTGACAACCGCATTTTTTATAGGGCTGTCTTTTGTTACTATTTTAAACACCGCCTTAAAAATGTTTCAAATTTTTCCGAAAAACTTTTTACAAAATCTAACTGCACCCATCAACCTATTTTCCATCATCATGTATTTAATCGCGTGGATTTCCAGCATCGTCGTATTTTTTCGCCACAATGAAACGTTCGGAGATGAAGAAAGCGACCCCGTCAATATATCGTTCACGCTGATTGCGCTGCTTTCTCTCGCGATACTCCTCTTGAAACAATTCGAATTTGCATCCGCAGTTATTACGCGAATTATGCAATACTTTATGAGCACCGAATTTAACCCGTGGTCCATTTTAATTCATGTCGCAATCATTTTCTTGTTTATATTTTCAATCAATGTCACAACAACATCATTAGATAAAACGGGGTGGTCAAATAGTCCTTCCATATTAGCTATATTTATTTCCATTCTTGTTTTAATTATATTTTATATAGGCATATTATATTACAGAAATTAATTTTCATTTCTTTCCAAACATTTTAAAACATTTTAAAACATTTTAAAACATTTTATTCCATTTTATTTTCATCGATTTTTTTATTCTGTTAGAATAAGTGTAGCATCTACTATTTTAAAGTGAGCGAGTGATTCAAAACGAAAATCTATATAAAAGCAAAATAAATGAATTCAGATGCAATCAAAATGAAAGCAATTCAACTAAAAGATGCAGTCGTTGATGTCGGAGCATCCTTTAAATTTTTCATTCTTTTCGTAATTCTTCTATTTTTATCCCTTTCAGCATACGGGTTAAGTCATAATTTTATTAAAAATCAATGGTGGTTTTCTATTGCGGTAGTCATTATATGTATGTTATCGTTATTCTTAAAATTCATTTTAAACATTTCAACCATTTACATTGTTTTATTTGTATTGGTCGCAGTTTCAGAATTGCTGTTCCTGGTCAATCGATTCGCAGGCATCGTCGCGTCTTCCATCGTAGGTTCCCTCATCTTGTACATTCTGTATCTAACACTTGTTCGCGGCGAAAACGTAAACGCATCCGTAAACGCCTTTTTTAGCGACATGTCGTTATCCGACCCCCTTTACATTTTAAGTAAAGTGTCAACCTTTATATGCAATTACTTTTTGAAGGGTATTCTGGTTCAACTTGTCAAAAGCTCGATGCTGATTATATTTCTCATGTATTTAGGAGTGGTTGTTTATATTTACACAAAACAACCTTATCAAGTGGTTTCTGATAACAAGTCCATATTCCTCTTTCTATTCCTTTTCATCGGGTTTGCGCTGTTATCGCTGCTCGTCATGGGCCTGGAAGCATTCGTTCCCTTTATCACGTCATTCGTAAAATATATAATCATTATTGGTATCGTGATTGGTCTCATCATGGCAGTTTTACACGTGTATACCAACGTTCCAATTATTGCAAACACGGTTTTATTCATTCTGAATATCGCCATTCTCGTCGGCATTTTGGCCATGATTGTTCGATTCATTGGAGCCGAAGCGCCAAATTATATTTCCGGTCCGCCCACATGGTCCAGTTTACTGTTTAAAATCGTCATTTACCTTCCTTGCATGTGTCTGAATTTGGCGGACTATTTTCGAGGCGAGCTTAAACTGGCGCAGCGACAATGGACTTATGTTATTCTTCTATTCTTTGAAATCGCATTCGTCGCATTGCTGTTCCTGCTTCCAAAAATATTCGACGCGGTCGTGAATCACAACGGCGAAGTCATTCTGGATAAAGTGTTGCCGCTCAACGAGAAAAGCGAACCGTTTGATATTACGACGCCAAACTCGGACAATAGCACAACCGTTTCTTTAACACCGTCCCTCGCAGATAACGTGAAAACAAATACGCCGCACTACAGTTACGGAATTTCCGCGTGGTTTTACATTCACCCGGAACCGCCGAAAAATAGCTATTCTCCAGCCGATGACGGAATCAGCATTCTGAATTTTGCAACCGATGCAAATGGTGGTGCACCGCAAGTTTTTTTCAATCCGAAAACGAACCAACTCGTAATAAGCGCTCAAACTGAAATAAACAACACTGTAAAAGTCGATCTTCAAAATCAAATTTTACTGCAACGATGGAACCACTTGTTCATCAACTTTAACAATAGCGGCATCATGGATGTGTTTTTAAACGGTCATTTAGAAAGTTCTACGCCAAATATAATTCCGAAACTACCCAAAACTTTGATTGTTGGTTCGCCAGGAGGAATATACGGCCAGATTTGTAATGTGGTGTATTATAAAGACGTTGTTGGAAGTCAAGGCGTTTCTTGGATTTATAATAGCCATAAATTGCTAAACCCGCCACTCAAACCCAACTTTTAGAGAATTTTTAGATATTTATAATAATTGCAAAAAAGTTATTATATAAATAATTTTGCAATTATTTTATAAACAAATATATAAATAGAAATAAAATTAATAAATTATTCCAGTTCAAATATATAAAAATGGAATTTTCTTGGTCAACGTTCATCATCGTTATACTCGTCATCATTATCATTTATTTTCTCTGGTCAATGATGGCTTCCTCCTCTTCGAGCACCGTAATTAGCGGTTCCCAGGACGCAAAAACTCAAACATCAATTTCTATACCCGATAACAGCTACAGCTTTGCCCTTTCCACTTGGATTTATGTAACCGATTGGGAATCAACTTCTGGAGAGAAGGCAATTATTTCTTCTGAATCCGACGCATCCCAGAAAACGCCCAACCTTTTGGTAAGTTTAGGGAAAGATAACAATGCATTAAATATAACCTTGGGAAATAGCGGAAACACCGTCATTCCCCCTGTTCCAAACATTCCACTTCAAACCTGGGTCTCCATCATTCTGAATGTAAACAATGGAAGTTCCATCGATATTTACATCAACGGAAAGCTGGTGCAAACAAACGCTTTGCAAGGTCCGTGGAGTTTAAGCGCCGGATCTTTATATGTCGGCTCTAAAGACGGTTTTGACGGATACATTACCATGGCAACATTCCATAAAGCGCCGCTTGCTCCACAAGATGCATGGGACACTTATTCCAGCGGGTACGGGGCCAGCGGGTCAAGTTCGGCTGTTGACTTTTTCAACAAGTACAAGGTCCGCTTTGCTTTCGTAAAAGATAACGTTGAACTGTCTCGTCTCGACATTTAGAATCTATACTTGGATTTTTCGGATTCAGATTCGCGAAATTATTTTATTGATATTATATATCTTACATATATATCTTAGATTCTTAGATAATATCAATAAAAATTGTTAAAAATGTTATTTTATGGAAAAGAAATTGATTTCACGACCATTATTTTAATAGTTGTTTTAATTCTAGCTGCTTACATCCTATTTTCTTATTACCAGCAACAAAAACAAGCCATCCCTATCATTGTTACTTCACGCCCCGCGACAACGGTTAATACCGTTTCAATCCCTGAAAAAACGCAATTAAAGAACGGTGCATTTGCACTTTCTCTCTGGATAAAACTCAACTCTGCTATTCATCTTTCATCGGCATCGTCGTTGTTCAATCTACTGCGTGTAACAAAAAAAAATGGAACTTCGACATCATCTTCACCTTTGACTTTGGCACTCGATGCCGACGGAAACCTCGTCGTTTCAACAGCAACCGTAACAAAAACAACAATCATGCTGTTTCCCATTGGAGAATCTGTCAACATTGTTCTAAATTATAACGGCGATGATGATATTGATCCCGATAAAAATGAAACTGTGTATGATGCAACAACAAACAAAAATATACCCATTTATAATCCCGATGCAAAAACGTTTTACAATGGCAGTAAACGCGCGCTCGATGTCTATATTAACGGACTCTTGAACAATACAATTTCCGTCGACACGCTCACAAATTCAAAAGTGGATCCCGATTCGCCGCCATATATTACCTACATGGACGCTTCCATGAACTATATTACAACCAACGGAAATCAAATCGTCGTTGGCGACGACTCATCGGTCGTAGTCGACGGAACAATATCCAACGCCGCATTCATTAAAGATGGGTGTTCGCCCCAAGACGTTCGCAGTATTTTTAATCAAGGCGAATCTGGCAGCATTTTGGAAAACTTGTTGTCGTACAAGCTTCGCTTCAGTTTCATCGAAGATAATAAAGAAACGAAAACGTATGACTTTCTATAACTTGTTATAAACGAACAAATCGCTGCGATAACAACATTAGTCCACCGAAAATAGAGAGATTCTTGGTAAATGAAATTATTTCATCCGGATTCGTCGGAAAATGAAAAATTAAAATCGTCATGGCGGTAAATACTGCTAGCCCAATCGTTGCTATATACGCATATTCTTCATACTTGCTCGTATAGAGAGAATATAATATTAGTAAACTTCCAAATGTGAGTAGTCCAATTACTCCCGTTATTGTTAAATGATAGATGAATGAAACAAGCGCTTTACTTTGATTCAATGCCTTTTTACAATACGCTAAAGCCGGAATACCCATGAATACTATGCTAATGAAAATAAACAAATATACATTTAATTGACTTGTTTGCCCTTTTGGCCCAAATGTTATCAGAATAATATAAAAATACGCAATCGCAGCAATAATGGCAACAATAAATATAAGATTTAATTGAATTGCATTTATTTTCGTCTCAAGAAATTCTACTGTTCCTTGAAACGACACGATTTTATTTATACCGCCTGCTAAAAATATAAACAATAGTAAGAATGCATTAAAACAAATAAATAATTTATTTTCCATTTTATTATTTATTTATATTTTATTTATTTATATTTTTTATCTTTGTCCCAAGTATATTCCAAACAACAAAATTATTACATTGACGATGAATTATTTACACGTGGCATTGTTCGACGACGTCTGGTTTGTGTCTTGATTCTCATCATATTTTCCACATTTTTCAAGGGAGCTAGTGCTGTTCCCGTTGCAACGCATATTATTATATTTTTCATTTCACTCAACGTAACCTCTATTCCTGAAATCATTTTTACTCCTGGATACATTATTAATGCA